AGGCAGCGCCGCACATATATCAATATATTGGGGCGGCGGGGTTCTCCCTTGCTGGTGGGGGCAAGGAATCAGACACTTGGGAGGGTGGATGATGAAACTGGAAATCGTATACCTTGATCCGCATGAACTGACACCGTATGAGAACAACACGCGAAAGCATAGCCCGGAAGACATTGAGCAAATCAAGGCCAGTATTCAGGCGGACGGGTTCAACGACCCAAACCCGATTGTTAGTGATTCTGATGTTTCCCCGACAATAACAGCAAACGGGCAAATATTCCGCGCAGTTGATAAAACCCATTATCATAGTTTGGATTTTATTTCAACAACAACATTCCCGCAGGATTATGATACCGGGGCAGAAGAAGCACAGTACATCTGCGGCATGAGCGTCCCGCCCGTCATGATGGCCCAGGTATCAGCGGAGGTATATAACCAATGGCTGAAACCGTAAGGGACCAGCACAAGGCCGCGATTCGCGCAGCCAAGGAACAACTCAAAACCGCAGGCCCGCACCATCGGCGGGATTTGCTGAAATACATCCACCGGATGCAGAAGGAGCTTATGATCTATGACAAATATCAACAGGCGGCAAAGGCCGCGCGGGGGTGATACCCATTGAAGAAACAAAGCGGATAGATTGGAACGCCATCCGGGCTGAGTACATCGGCGGGGGAATCAGCCAAAGGAAGCTGGCGAAGAAATACGGCATTGCAGAAGGAACGATGCTGCAAAGGGCAAATGTAGAAGGCTGGAAAGCACTTCGCAATCAAGCAGAAATCAAAAGCATAACGGAAACAAAGCAAAAAACCGCCGAAGCAGCCGCCGATAATGCTGTTATTGCCGCCGATATAAAAAAGCGGCTTTTATTGCGTCTGTCCAGGATGGAGCAGAAATATCCGTTTGACGCAACGGAAATCAGGACGCATGAAGGAAAAAACACGGTTATTTTCAAAATCCGTGACCTGACAGCGGCTTATAAGGATTTGACCGAGGACATGCCGAAGGGCGACGGCGACAGGAACGCGCCTATCTTTGAACTGCTGCGAAAGCTGGACGGTGAATGCGATGTTTAGCCCGATGCAGAAAACGTTCTGGCGTGAAGCGAAAAGGCGCTGGAACATCAAAACAGGAGCCACCCGCAGCGGGAAAACGTATCAGGATTATTTTCTTATACCAAAGCGGCTGTTATCAGTAGCCGACAAGGAAGGGCTGAACGTGATCCTTGGCAACACCCGCGAAACCATCCGAAGGAATATTCTGTTGCCGATGCAAAGCATGTACGGCGCTGAATATGTTTCCAACCTTCGCGCCGATAATTCGTGTGATATGTTCGGGCAGAAGGTGTTCTGCCTGGGCGCTGATAACGCGAACCGGGTGGATAAGGTGCGCGGTTCGTCTATCAAATACTGTTACGGGGATGAAATCACGACATGGAACCCGGATGTATTCGACATGCTGAAAAGCCGCCTGGACAAAAGCTATTCCATTTTTGACGGCACTTGCAACCCGGCAAGCCCGCAGCATTGGTTCAAACAGTTCCTTGATTCGGACGCGGACATATACCAGCAAGCCTACACGATAGACGATAACCCTTTTCTCGACCCGGCGTTTGTGGCGAATCTGAAAAAGGAATACAGCGGCACGGTATTATATGACCGTTATATCCTTGGCTTATGGGTAGCCGCTGAGGGCGTGATTTACCGCTTGTTCGCTGACCATCCAGAACGGTTCATTGTGGATGATTTGCCAGACCAGAAAATCCGTCATGCCGTGATTGGCGTGGACTTCGGCGGCGGCACTTCGGCACATGCGTTTTCCTGCACGGGCTTTACCACGGGCGGCGCAATCGTGACATTGGATGAATACCGGGAAAAGGAAGCGCTGAACCCAACGAAGCTGGAAAAGGATTTCGTTGACTTCGTGAAGCGCTGCCAAATGCGCTGGCTGGTGACGGATGTGTGGTGCGATTCAGCGGAGCAAACGCTAATAAACGGCTTGCGGACGGCGGCGGCGAAAGCGCATATTGGCGTGAACATCGGGAACGCCATGAAAAAGCCAATAAACGACAGAATCCGGGCGCTGTGCCTGCTGATGGGCGCTGGCAAGTATTTTATTAACCGCGCCTGCCCAGTGACAATAGACGCGCTGAAAAGCGCTTTATGGGACAGTAAGCACACAACCGAGGATGTGCGGCTGGATGACGGCACAACGAATATTGACAGCCTGGACGCGCTGGAATATTCGTGGGAACGCGAAATCCCGAACCTGATTGCGGGGTGGTGAGATATGCAGGTTCTAACCAAACTTAAAGAATGGGGGCGAAAGCTCATGGACAGGACAGCAAGCGCGACGGGCATCGCCCGCGAGTACAAAACCATTTTTGATCTGGGCGGGATTCCTTCCTTCGCACAGTTCTATGATTTCGGCATTTTCATCTGGAAAGCAATTTACCGGGGATTCTATAAGCCCTGGCATCTGATCCCAGCGCCAACGATCAGCGACCCGAACGCCACCCGGAAAGTGTTCCGGATGAACGCGGCGAAGGCCGTGTGCGCTGAACTGGCCGGGCTGGTATGGGGTGAAGAATGCCAGATCAACGTCAGCATGGACGGGCGCGAAAGCACGGATGAAAACCCCGACCCGCTGAACGCATTTATCCAGAAGGTGCTTCATGAAAACGCTTTTTGGGAAAAGATGCAGGAAAGCATTGAACAGGGATGCGCTTTGGGCGGGGCTGCCATGAAGGTGTGGCGGGACGTGCGCCGGGACAGCGAAGGCAAAGAAGTGGACGGAACCGAGAAGATCAAGATCGGTTACGCGATGGCTGACCAGTTTGTGCCGATTGCATGGGACAACGCGAAAGTGCATGAGGCGGTTTTCATTTCCCGCGTGGCGAAAAAGGGCTGGTATTACACCCGCTTGGAATGGCACACCTGGGACGGGATGACCTACACCATCCGAAATGAATTGTACCGTTCTGAGATGCAGAAGGGCGCGAACGGGGACAGCCAAGACATCCTTGGCATCCGGGTGCCGCTGGCGGAAATGTACCCGTATTTGGATGAGGAAACCATTGTTCCCGTGGGTGAAAGCCTGTTTGCCTATTGGCGTACACCTGTAGCAAACAACCTTGACGATAACAGCCCTTTGGGTATGAGCGTTTACGGGAACGCTTTGGAAACACTTCACGCGCTGGATATTTGCTATGATTCGTTCGTTCGCGAGTTCAGGCTTGGCAAGAAAAGAATCATCGTGCCCGCCCGCGCCGTGCGCACGGTGGTTGACCCCGATACCGGGCTGGCGCGGCGGTACTTTGACCCCGGCGATGAAACCTATGAAGCGCTTGCCAGCGACAGCCCGGACGATCTGAAAATCACGGACAACAGCGTGGAGCTGCGGGTGGAAGAGCATATCGCCGCCATCAACGCCTTTTTGTCCATCCTGTGTTTGCAGCTGGGCTTCAGCGCTGGCACGTTCACCTTCGATCAGCATGAGGGCGTGAAAACCGCCACCGAAGTGATCAGCGAGAATAGCAAGACTTACAAGACCATCAAAACCATGCAGAACCAGCTTGCACCCGCCATTGAACACCTTGTGCGCAATATCGTGGAGGTGGCGGCGCTGTACGGCATGGAGTTTGAAGGGCAGAGCGTGGAGCGGCTGGCCGCTGGCGGATACCATGTGCAAATCACCTTCGATGACGGTGTGACGCAGGATCGGCAGACCAATATCAACGAGGGCGTGATGCTGGTGGGCGCGGGCTTACTGAGCAAATACACCTTTATGACCGATAAGAAGTATGGGCAGGGCTTAACTCCCGAAGAAGCCGAGGCCGAATTGAAGCGCATCAAGGCCGAAGGCACCGGGAACAGCGTGGATGTGACAAAGCTTTTCGGCGGGATGGAGTGATGATAGATGCGGCCAGCGTTCTTGGATGAAATGAGCTGGGCGATGGCCGAGGTTTACGGCGCTGTAACAGACCGTATCCTGATCAACCTTGCCCGCTATTTCCCCTACGTGAAGCCGGGGGAAGAATTGCCGGGGGCGTTTGAGTATCAGGCGCGGATGCTGGCGCAGATGGGCCGTGTGAACCGCGAAACGGCGGACATCATTATGAAAAGCTTGGACGGCGCGGACGCCGCCCTGCGCGGGGCGCTGGAAACGGCGATCATGGACGCGCTGAAGAACGAAGAACCAAAGCTGCGCAAGGCCGCCGAGCAAGGGCTGCTTGGAAGCTTCATCCCGCCCGAGGTTGCACCGGGGCAGATGCAGGCATTCAAAAGCTATTACGAACAGAGCGCCGATAAACTGAACCTTGTGAACACCGTGATGCTGGAAAGCACACAGGCGGCGTATACCGCCACGGTATCCGATGTGGTGCAGCGCATACAGAACACCCAAGCCATTTTGAACACCGGCGCGGGCGAGGTGATCACCGGCGTTTCAAGCTGGAACACCGCCATGCATGATGCGGTTCAAAAGATGGTAGCCAACGGCCTGACGGGATTCATCGACCACGGCGGGCACCGCTGGTCGCCTGAGGCGTATGTGGCAATGGACATCCGCACCACCATGTTCAACACCAGCCGCGCCGCCATCAACGAGCGGGCGCAGGAATACGGGTGCGACCTGTATCAGGTGAGCAGCCATAACGGGGCGCGTCCCCTGTGTTACCCGTGGCAGGGCAAGGTGATCAGCCGCAGCGGCTGGACGGGCACGGTGGAGGACTTGGACGGCAATAAAGTGACCGTTCACAGCGAAAGCGAGATTGAATCCTTCCGCTACGGCGGAGGGCTGTTCGGCGTGAACTGCGGCCACTATCCCATGAATTTCATCCCCGGCGTATCCACCATCAAGGGCGAACCGCAAGACCCGGAGGAAAACGAAAAGACCTACGCCGAAAGCCAACAGCAAAGGGCACTGGAGCGCAAGCTGCGGGCAGAGCGGCGGGATCTCGAGGTAATGAAAGCGCAGGGCGCGGATGAAGCCGCCATCAAGGCCCAGCGGGACAAGGTGCGCAAGGCCAGCGCGGATATTGACCAGTTCTGCGAGGATACAGGCAGGACGAGGCGCAGGAACAGGGAGTATGCACCGGTCAATGCGAAGTTCCCGCCGAAGGACAGTTATGATCCGAAGGAATTCCCGACAACGGAACGGGATAGGATGCAGAGATTCTTCCAAGGTGAAACAGAAAAACGGTCTACATCGTACAATTCCGTTGAAGATTTCGATAAAGAAATCGAATCACTCCGGGCAAAACGTGCTGAATTGTTTGAAGCTGATGATTATGACAAGGCCGAAACTGATAGACTTCTTCATCAGATTCAGGAATTGCAGGATAAACGGGCTGACTGGGTAACTGCATCGAATTTGGCAAATGGTGATGTTCGTCTTACAAACATGCTTTGTAGTGATGACCCTGTTAATGTTGTCGGTGCGGTTGATGAAATCCTTAACAAACCAGAACTTGAATTACCAAAGAGCCATTGGAATGGAAAGGCCCGTGTACTGACGGAAGAGCAAATGCAGAAAGCCGCCGGTTTTGCACACTTTGCAAACAATCCGGCAACTGGTGCGCTTGATGGAATGATAGACCTTCGTGTTGATTATCTGCATGAATTTACAACAGCAATTCATGAGGATATTCATCAGCGTTCCCGTGGCGATCTTTCGCCGCTTGATCTGAGAATTGCATTGACCGATCATAGAGCAATTGAAGAGGGAACAGTTCAGCTTATGACTGAGGAAGTTTGTAAGCGGCTTGGATATCCTGCAAGAAAAACTTATGCAAAGCAAGTCAATGCGTTTAGGGATTTCCATAAAATCATTGCTCCAAAGATGAGCGATTATGAATTCGCAAAGCGTTTGCTTGACAGAAGTATGTTTGCACGATACAATTATATTACCGATAGCATTGAAGACTATCGCGCAAAGCATCCGCACATGAGGGCTGATTTGGTAGAACGCCTGAATATTATTGAAGAAACTTTTAAGAAAGGAGCAAGCGTTGAATGACAAAAGAAGAACTTACAAAATATTTTCACGATCTTTCCGATAAGATCATGAAATATGCGCTGACTCCTGAACAGGCATCTTCGGTTGATTCATATTTGACAAAGAAGTTCCCGTATAATACAGAACCCGGTAGAATCTGCAATCAAGTAATGATTGAAACAGGAGCCGGAGAATCTCTGATGATGGTTGCCCAATTCGCGGAAGGGAAAAAAGCCCCTGAACAGTTTGCAATTGATTTTGTGGGCCAAGTATAAACCAAGATGAAATCAATGAAAGCATCCTCCGGGGTGCTTTTTTATTGCAGGAAGGAGGAAAACCCATGAACTGCACCCACCCTGTACTGTATGACCGCGATGACGGCCTGTACTGCCATATCTGCGGGGCGCTGATCGCCGCAAATGGTGCGGACGATAAATCCCAAGCGCAGGAAGAAAAGGCCGTTAAAACGCAAAAAAAGCCGGTTAAACGCAGAACGGCAAAAGCCGATAATTAAGCCGCGCTTTCATTACGCTTAAAAAGGCAGACTGCAAGTAAAATTTGCGGCCTGTTTTTTTAATACCATCACGCCCGGCGGGGCGTTAAACACGCACCGGCCTATCACTCTAACAGGCCGCATAAAGGAGGAGTATGAGCAGCATTTTTACCCGCAAGGCGCTGAACGACATCATGAGCAACGACGGGCTGACCCCGGAGCAGCGGACGGAGCAGGTGTTTGGCTTGTACGGGCGCGCACTGGATGACGGCTATATCGCCAAGGGCGCAGCCCAGCAGGCTCAGGAAACAGCGCTTGCCAATGCCAAAGCCGAATGGGAAAAGGGCGTGAAGCTGCCCGATCCCAAGGAGAGCGACGAATACAAGGCTTTGCAGGGCGAGTTCGCCAGTTACAAGGCCATGCAGACGGCGCGCAGCTCCAAAGAATACGAGGGCGTGAAGCCCAAATTCTTTGAAACGGTCTACGGCATGGTGGACAAATCCGAGGGCGCGAAGCCCATCGAAGAACAACTGAAGGGCATCCGGGAGAATTACGAGGAGTATTTCACACCGGCACAGCCCAAGCCCAGCTTCGGCGCACCCACCCAAGGCAGCATGCCAAAGGGCGATGACGGCGCGGAAGCGCAATTCCTCAAAGCGTGGGGACTGACCCCCAAGAAGTAACGAAAGGAGAAAAACATTATGGCTTTTGTTCAGACCAATGTGAACTATGCGGCTGAGTACAGCCGCGCCGTGGCGAATGCCTATCCCTATTATTCCTATTTTGCCCCCATTTGGGCCAGCGCGAACAGTAACCTTTACAAGCCGGGCATGGGCAAAACCATGTACATCCCCAGCTTCACCGTGAAGGGCGCTCATGCCACCGACCGTGACAACCTGAACGGCGTTTTCGCCCGCAACTGGAACAACGAGCTTCAGCCTGTGACGCTTCAGATGGATCGTGAGTGGGAAACCCTGATCGACCCCATGGACATCGTGGAGACCAACGATGTGGCGACCATCGCCAACGTGACCCGCACCTTCAACGAGCAGCAGAAGATTCCCGAAATGGACGCTTTCCTTGCCGCCACCCTGTTCGCCGCCGTCACCCCGGATACCACCGCGCTGACCGCTGCCAACATCCTGACCACTTGGGACGGCTATCTGGAAAGCCTGACCAATGCCCGCGTGAACCGCGACCGCGTGACCGCCTTCATGACCCCAGCCACCTACAAGCTGCTGAAGGAGGCCGCTGGCCTGACCCGGTTCATCGACACCGCAGAGGGCTTCCGTGGCGTTGACCGCAACGTGGCCCGGCTGGACGGCGTGAACGTGCGCGAAGTGCCCGCCGACCTGATGAAATCTTCCTACGTGTTCACCGAAGGCTGGGTGCCCGCGTCCGGTGCGAAGCAAATCAACATGATCCTTGCCGATCCTGATGCTGTGGCTGCCCCCGTGAAATACGAAACCGCCATGATGAGCGCTCCCACCGCCCAGAGCAAGGGCAAGTACCTGTACTATGAGCGGTACTACTACGGCGCTTTCGTGCTTGCGAAGCGCACGGGCGGTATCATCGTGAACGCCGCGGCCTAAGGGGTAACAGCATGAGCGCGATTGTAGACTATGAATATTATTCCACCGTCTACATGGGACAGGAAGCCGATGAAGCTTCCTTCCCGGCGCTGTGCGCCCGCGCTGCGGATGTTGTCGGCGCGATGACAAGGTGGAAAGACCCGGAAACCATGACAGCGTTTCAATTGACGCTGTATAGAAAGGCCGTATGCGCTCAGGTGGATTTCTTCGCCGTGAACGGGCTGGATTCTGTCGCGGGCGGCACCGATAAGGGCTTCACCGTCGGCAAAGTCAGCGTGAACAGCAAAAACGTTACGGATACCATCAAGAAAGGCGCTATGAGCGGGAATATTTCGCCAATGGTGCTGATGTATCTGGAACAAAGCGGGCTGATGGCTCCGCAGGTTGCAACGGCTCCCGACATGCCGCTGGTTGGGTGGTGGTTCTGATGCTGCCACCCATCCCGGCGCGTATCCTGAGAAGCACCGCAACGGTGAAAGTGTGCAACGGTACGGATATGTACCAAAACCAAACGTATGACGAATACACGGTGAAACGGGTACATTTGCAGCCCACCGAGCGGATTGTAAAAACCAAGACGAACACCGACCAGCAGCTTTCTTCCATCCTGTTTGTGGATGTGCGGCATTCCACCCCCAATCTCAATTGGGCGGCGCTGCTGCATAGCGCCCACGAACTGGGCGGGGATATGCGGGTGATTGTGCGCGGATTTGAATATACCGTTGCAATGGCTGACCTGCTGCGGGATGACACAGACAAGCCCCACCATTGGGAAATCAGCCTTTATTGATTGGGTGAGCGTATGCCTGTAAAAATCATAATGAACCGCCACAACGTTGAAACCCGCGTTGAATATGCCTTTAAAAAGGGCATGGGCGTTCTGGCAAATGAAATCCTGAACGATTGCAACCAGTATTGCAAGATGGATACAGGGAATCTGATTGCGTCCAGCTACATTCATTCCAAGCTGGATGAAGGAAAGCTGATTTGGCAAACGCCATACGCCCGGCGGCAGTATTGGGAAATTCGCACGGCAATCACGGACAACGGAAACCAGAAGGCAACGTGGAAATGGTGCGAAGCAGCGAAGAAAGCCCATTTGAAACAATGGGAACGCCAAGCGCAGATTGCGTTGAGGGAGAACCTATGACAAGCGTTATTAATGAGGTATTGGAAGCGGTTATCGGGCTGATGAACGCAACAAACCCCTTTGCCACGGTGACACGCGGAGCGCTGCCAACCGGGCAAGGCATAACATGCGAAATTGGCCCCAGCATACCGCTTGAAACGTACCTGGATAAAAACACTTACATTCCCCTTGATGTAACCATCAATGGGAAACACGCGAATTTGGAAACGCTCTCCGATGCGCTGAACACCATCCACTCCGCGCTGACGCGGGCGACACAATACCCCGCCGGGGAGCGCTGGCAGATCGTGGACATCACCACCCAGACGCTCCCCGACATTGTAGATCGTGAGCAAAATAATGTTTGGCTGATGGCTTCCGCGCTATCAGTCAAATTTTTTTGGAAAGGAGATTGACCAATGGATACCTTCAATCCTGTATGGGCGAATTCGATTGAGATCGGCACTTCGTACACCGCCGGAACTGGCGGCGCTGCTGGCACCTGGACTTATTCGCCGCTGTGCAAGGGCATCACCGAGATGACCTTCACGCCCAACGAACAGATTCAGCAGTATTTCTTCCTGTGCGGCAACGGTTTCGCGCACAACGAAACCACGGGCGGCGCTCCTGAAATCACCGTAAACGGGCGGCGCGTTGTGGGCGATGCGGCCCAGGACTACATCGCTTCCAAACAGTTTGCGCTTGGCCCCGACCGCGTGACCAGCGTCAAGATTACCGCTGAGGGCAAGGTTATCACCTGCGACGCGGTGATTGCCAACGTTACCAGCTTCGGCGGGCAGACCTTGGACGTGAACGCTTTCGGCTGCACCCTGCGGCTGAACGGACAGCCCACATTGACCGATGTAACGCCGTAATGATTCATAGGGGGGCGCGGATGCGCTCCCCCTTTTTTTGAAGGAGGAATAGCACGGATGTTTAAGCCGTTCACGATAAAATTACGCCGCGTGCATGACAAGGTTGCTATCACGAACGGGGAAACCACGTTGACGCTGACCGTGGACGCGACCCCGGAAAAGCTGGTATCCGGGCTGTTGTCCGCGAGAAAGAAAATGCAGGCGCTTGGGCCGGAAAGCACCAAGGAAGAAATGAACGAAGCGGCGAAAGCCACGGCAGCGGCGATTTTCGGGGATGAACAGGCACAGAGACTATTGGACTATTACCCGGAAGATACCGCCATGAGCGTGTTTGACGTGTGCGAACGGTATTTTTCCGGCAGGCTGAACAAGCTGATCGAGCGTGAGCAGAAAAAATGAAGCTGCACGAACGGCTCCCGGAATCGGTAACGGTGGACGGGAAAACATACGCGCTGGATTTGGATTTTCGCAACGTGCTTTTGCTTATGGAAACCCTGGCGCGGGATGATTTAATTCCCGGCGCGAAGGAATACCGGGCTTTGAAGTGCGTAATGCGGCGCCCACCGAAAAACGCGGGACGGGTGCTGGAAGAAGTGAAAAAAATCCTGTTCCCGGACAGCCGGAAACGGAAAGAAGATAAAAAGATCACGGATTTCAACCAAGACGCGGATTTGATACGGGCCGCGTTTATGCAGGCTTATCATATCAACCTTTTCCGGGATCGGCTGCATTGGCTGGAATTCACTTGCTATTTATCCGGCTTGCCTGAAGGGAGCAGATATTGTGATATATTGGGCATTCGCGCCCGCCCGATGCCAGCGCCTACAAAGTACAATCAGGAAGAAAGGCAATGGCTGATGAAGGCAAAAAGCGAATATGCGCTTGAAATGAGCGCGGAGGAAGAATCAGATCATTACGCCCAGAACGTGCGCAGCATTGCGGCGGCGGTGATTGCGTGGGCGAAAGCGCCGGGAGGTGAGGAACAGAATGCCTGACGGACAGGTTGTATTTGAAATCAGCGCGGACGGGAAAAAGGCGTATTCGTCATTGGATGATTTCACCCGCGCCGTTGAGCAGGCCGGGAAGAAGTGGGACAGGACGGTGGATGATTCAGCCGACAATATGCAGCAATCCTTCACCAAGGCTTTCAATATCGAGCGTGTGAAGGATTTCGGCATAAAGCTGGGCGAAAGCCTTGTAAAAATCGCCAATGCTTCTATTTCTGCGGCTTCCGATTTGCGGGAAGTGCAGAACGTTGTTGACGTGACGTTCGGCGAAAACGCCAGCCAGATTGACGCATGGGCGAAAACCGCCATCACGCAGTTTGGCTTGACGGAAACCAAGGCAAAGCAATTTGCTTCCACCATGGGCGCGATGATGAAATCTTCCGGGCTTGCCGGGCCTGAAATCGTGGACATGAGCGAAAAGCTGTCCGGGCTGGCGGCAGATATGTCCAGTTTTTATAACATGGACTTTGACACGGCGTTCCAGAAAATCCGCAGCGGAATTTCCGGGGAAACCGAACCGCTTAAACAGCTTGGTATCAACATGAGCGTGGCGAACCTGAACGCTTTTGCGCTGGAACAGGGGCTTGGCAAAGCCTTTGACAAGATGAGCCAGAGCGAGCAAATCATGGTTCGCTATCAGTATTTGATGCAGGCCACCGCAGACGCACAGGGGGACTTTGCCCGCACTTCTGACGGATATGCAAACAGCTTGCGCTTGCTGGAAGCGAACGTGCAAAGCATTCAGACGAAGCTTGGTTCTTTGCTGATTCCGGCGTTGGAACAGGCCACGGGCTGGGTGAATACGTTTCTTGGAGCGCTTACGCCAACGGAAGAAGAAACCGTCCTTGACCAATTCAAAAATATTGACCTCCAAACCGACCAAAAGCTGGCCGATATTCGCAAGGTGACGGATGACGCAAACGCGCTCATTGGCATCCTGAAGGAAATCAACGGCACGCCCATTAAGCTGTCCACCGGGGAAACGATGACCTATGAACAGCTTTTTGGCGATCTTTCCCAGGTAAAGGCCAACGGCGGCAGCATTGAAGAATACATCCAAAAGCTGGGCCTGAACGTTTCCGAAACCGTAAGCAAATATAATTTGTGGATCAGCGCCGCCCAGCAATTGACCGGGCTTATTCCCGGCCTTTCCTCCGTCATCAACACGGAAACGGGCGAACTCAAGGACGGCATTGTAGCCGTTGAGGGCATGGTCGACGCTTACAGCACGGCACAGAAACAGATCGCCATGCTGGATAATATCGAGCGGAAACGCCAAGCGCTTGAAGGTGAGCAAAGAAAACTTTATGAGATCGAGCTTGAAAGAAGCACGCAGGAAGCCGTCCTGAAAATGCGCCGCCAAGCCCTTGCCGATTATGTTGATACTCTTCGGAAAACTGGTCAGCTTGGTAACATGAACGCCATAGACCCGGAAAGCGGGATTACCTTCCAACAGCGGCTCCAAGAATTGCAAAACGCGATCCCGGAAACTGAAAAGCAGATTCAATCCCTGAATGCTGAATATGAAAAACTTGCGCCAACGGTTAACGAAGCAACGAAGGTATTCGATGAGCAGGAAGCAGCGGTAAAGGCGCTTGGTGATGGGTACAAAGGAACAGCCACCGAAGCGGAGGAAACCGCTGAATCCCTGACGGATATTGAAATAGCCGCCGACAAGAGCGCGGAAGGGCAGGCCGACGCATTAACCCGCGTGAAAAAGGCCGTAAACGATGCAAAAGACGCTTACAAGGAAATGGCTGATTACCTTGAAAAGACGCGCAACGGCATCGACAACACCGTTTCCGGCATGTTCGGCACGTTCAACAAAATTGAAACCCCGATGCAGAAGGCAAAGGCCGCTGTTCGGGATTATACCAAGGAACTGCACAATGGAACGCTGAAACAGGATGAATATATCAAGAAAATCAGCGGTGAAACGGAAGCATACCAGAGTACCAGCAAAATCATCGACAATCTGAAATCCCAAATCGACTACATGAAGGAATACCAGGACATGTTAGCCGAAGCAAAGGCCAACGGCCTGAGTGAAGAACTGGCCG